GCTCTAGGGCCAGAAAGCGCACAGCAATGGCAATGGCTTAAATCAGGATATATCTCTACTGGGCCAAGAATTCGTTGGCGTATTTTGGATAGACAATTTCAAATATGGCCACCAATGAACACCAATGAGTATCTTGGGTGGGAATACCGTTCTAAAGGATGGGCTAGAGCTGTAGACAATACTGTTAAAAACAGCTTTACAGAAGATAATGACACAGCTATCTTGGATGACCGTATTATCGTTTTAGGCACAAAACTCAAGTATTGGTCTATTAAAGGCTTTGATACTACGACTTTAATGCAAGAATATCAGCGTTATTTGTCTATTGCTAAAGCTAACGATAAAGGTACTCCTAACCTATCCTTTGCTCCATACCCAAGTAAGGTTCTTATTGGTTACGCTAATATACCCGACACTGGCTATGGGTCTTAATGATGTTTCCATCTAGTCCCATTCTTAATACGGCTAATGGTATGTTGAGCAACGCCATATTCTTTTGCAATAATGCGTTGAATCCTATCGTCTTTTCTTATGCTATCAACTTGAGATTGAGTAAGTTTTGCCCAATTACATCGTTCTCCTGTATTGCTTGTGCCATGTTTAAGTTTGTCAGCATGGTTATTTTTAGCAGTATCCCAACGCAAATTAAAAAGATTATTGTTCAAAGCATTTCCATCGTTATGGCAACATTCCATATTGTTTGGTCTTTTGCTTATAAAAGCCTCAAGTACCAATGTATGTGGTTTAACTATTTTTTGTTTTCCATCTTTCCAAAGACCAAGATAAAGTCTATTGGTTTTAACATCAAAAGTTTGTTTTTTAATTTGTTTGGTTTTAAAAGAACGGATTTGTCCATGATTAGAAACTTCGTAAAGTCCTTCAAATCCAACAACATTAAGCCATTGTTCCATAATAATTCCCATATACAATATACTGGGATTATATCATAATGTTCGGCTCACCTAAAACCAATACAGCTTCTACAGCTTCAGTTCCGTCTCCTATTGGAGGCTGGAATGCTAGGGATTCATTAGCCAATATGAGTCCTACTGATGCTGTGCAAATGATTAACTTCTTTCCTACTCCTACTGATGTAATGATGCGTAAAGGCTATACCCAAGCGTCTACAGGTATTGATGGAAAAGTAAACACTCTGATGAACTACTCAGATACTTCATTACCTGCTGGGTATAGCTTGTTTGCTGCTGCTGGAGATAAGATTTATGACGCTAAACCTGACCCTGCTGAAGTCGTATTTACAGGCATTACTAGCGATAAATTCCAATCTGTAAACCTGACAAACCAAGCAGGTCACTTTTTAGTAGCTTGTAATGGTGTAGACCCTACTATGGTCTATGACGGTTCTAGATGGTTTTATTTAGCGACTACTATAACTGCTCAAACAATTAGCACAATTACTCATGTAGGCGCAGTAGCTACTTTGACTACAGATGTAGCTCATGGATTAGTAGATGGAAACAGAGTTACTATTTCAGGTGCAGTAGAGGCTGCTTATAATGGTGTTTATGTCATTAATGTAACTGGATTAAATACTTTTACTTACACAATGGCATCAACTCCTGCTGCCAATGCTTCTGTAGTGGGTATTTATACAGTATTGGGCATTACAAGAACTGTAGTTGGTCAAACTATCAGCAGTATTACTAAATCTAGTACAACTGCCACTTTAACGACTGCTACAGCTCATGGTTTATCAACTGGAGATAGGGTATCAATTACTGGAGCAACTGCCAATAATTACAACGGTATTTATGTAATTACAGTTACTTCTACAACGACATTTCAGTACACAATGGTCAGCGCACCAGCAGCAAACGCTACTGTTGTAGGCACTTATAGCGTTTTAAGCCTTGATTCTTCTAATTTTATTAATGTCAATCTCTTTAAAAACCGTCTTTATTTCACCGAAAAAGATACCCTTACTTGTTGGTATTTGGATGTAAATGCTATTGCTGGAGAGGCTTCACCTTTATTTTTTGGTGGAATTGCTCGTAATGCTGGTTACTTGCAAGCTATGGGAACATGGACTTTAGATGCAGGTCAAGGCGCAGATGATTACGCAGTATTTGTCACTTCAATGGGTGAAGTCATTGTTTATAACGGTACTGACCCTGATGTAGCAGAAACTTGGTTACTTAAAGGCGTATGGCAATTAGGTCAAACTTTTAATCGCAGGTGTTTCTTTAAATGGGCAGGAGACTTGCTTTTGCTTACTCAAGACGGTCTTGTGCCTCTTGCTTCTGCTCTCCAATCTAGTCGCTTAGACCCTCGTATTAACTTAACAGATAAGATTTATTACGCTGTAAGTCAAGCTGCTACTCAATATTATGATTTATTTGGATGGCAGATTAACTATTACGCTAGTGAAATTATGCTGATTTTGTCTATTCCTACAACTATAGGAATGGAGCAATATGTAATGCACACCATTACTAAGTCATGGGCTAGATTTACTGGTATTGAGGCTTATTGTTGGGAAGTATCAGGTGATTCTGATATGCACTTTGGCGGTGACGGTTATGTAGGCAAGTTCTACGACACTTTTGCTGATAATGGCGATAACATCAATGCTTCTGTACAACAGGCTTTTTCTTATTTTGACAGTCCTGGTCAATTAAAACGCTTTACTTTAATCAGACCTATTATTCAGACTTCTAATGGTTTACCCTCAGTTCTTTGCGGTATTCGTACAGATTTTGATGTATCTCCATTAGTTAATCAAATCGCTTTTAATCCTAATACTCAATCCGTAGGAGTATGGGATGTAGGTATTTGGGATGATTGCACATGGTACGGTGGTCTTATTACTACTAAGATTTGGCAAGGCGTGACAGGATTAGGCTTTAGTGCTTCTGTAAATATGCAAGTCGCATCACAAGGAATTGAGTTTCATTGGGCTTCTACAGATTATGTAATGGAGCGTGGAGGCGTAGTTTGAGGCGTGTTATTACTGATAATCAAGCTCATTTAAGGGCTTGGATTACTGGAGTATTAGGCACTCAATTTAGTGATTATTCGACCTTTATAGGTCAAGAGATAGATGGTGAAGTAAAAGCAGTAGTGGCTTTTGACAACATAATGGATAAATCCTGCATGATGCACACAGCCTCTATAGTACCGAATTGGATTAGTAAAGATTTGTTGTGGGCTTCTTTTGATTATCCCTTTAATGTATTGAAAGTAAAGGTTATACTAGCGTCAGTAGCTTCAACTAATGAAGAAGCATTGAAGTTAGACCGACACCTTGGTTTCGTAGATAAGGCTTATATCGAAGATGCTCATATTGATGGGGATTTGGTGATATTAGCAATGAGGCGTGAAAATTGTCGATGGCTCGACATAAAAACGCCTTTAAAAGGAGATTAATATGGGTGGCGGTGGAGGAATTTTAAGTCCGATTACAAATGCGTTGTTTGGAAGTCCAGCTCAAGCTGCAACTCCTGACTATACAGGCGCAGCTAACGCAACAGCACAAGGAAACTTAGCTGCTGCTCAAGCTGCTGCTGCTTCTAATCGTGTAAATCAAGTAACTCCTTATGGAAACTTGAATTATGCCGTTACAGGTTCAGACCCTTACGGAAATCCTACTTGGACAGCTACTCAGACATTAAGTCCTGACCAACAGTCGCTTTATAATTACGATATTGCTACTTCTAAGGGTTTAGGAGAATTACAACAAAAAGGTCTTGGTTATGTAAGCGGTATGCTTGATAAACCTTTTGACACTAGCTCTTTAGCAAATACAGGATTTAATCCTGGTCAGTCATATCAAGATGCTTATATGCAGCGTCTTGCTCCACAATTAGCTCAAAGTCGTGAATCTACACAAGCTCAATTAGCTAATCAAGGCGTAGTGCCTGGCACTCAAGCCTATGAAAACGCTATGCGTCAGCAACAACAAAAAGAAAATGACATTCTTTTAGGTGCTACAACTCAAGGATTTGGCGTTGGTCAGCAAGCTCGTCAGCAAGGTTTTCAAGAACTTGCTTATCAGCGTAATGAACCAATTAATACCCTTAATGCGGTTCGTTCAGGTTCACAAGTTACAGGGCCTAGCTTTGTAAATTCAGCACAACAAGCTACAACTGCTGGAGCAGACCTTTTGGGAGCTGCTGGATTAACAGGTCAAGCAAACCAAGCTAATGCAAATGCGACTAACGCACAAACCAATGCAATGATGAGTGGCTTGTTTAGTTTAGGTGGTGCTGGAGTAGCTAAATATTCTGATATTCGCACTAAAGAAAACATTATTTCGATTGGCGTTGCAACTAATGGATTGCCTCTTTATCTTTATGAATACAAATCAGAGTTTAAAGATAAGCCATTAGCAGGTCATGGTCAGTTTGTAGGACACATGGCGCATGAAGTAGAGCAAAGCTATCCACAAGCTGTAATGACACTTGAAAACGGTTATAAAGCCGTAGATTACGGAATGCTATGAATAACCCATATATACAAATGCAAGATTTAGGCGGTGAAAATCCTGCTGTACAGAATATTTCTGCACAACAAGCTATGTATCAACAAAATATGAGCAACATGGGGAATTTGGCTAATAAAGCAATGGACACCAAAGGCACTCAACCAATGCAATTTGATAGCAAAGCTATGGCAAACGCTTTAAGAGCAGGTCAAAATCCGCAACAACCTGCAAATGTACATGATTATTCAACCATGACACCTGATGCTTATAGCGAAATGGCTAAAAATTATTACGGTAATACATACAATCCTAATGCTGGATGGAGCGCATAATGGCTACTTATGACCCTAACAACCCTGAAATTATTGGGTTACAAGAACAAAAGGCTCTTGCTAAAGCTCTTTTACAAAAAGGAATGAATGACAATCTGCAAGGTCAGATGGTTTCAGGTCGTTATGTAGGAGCTAGTCCTTGGCAAGGTATTGCTAATTTAGCGCACATTTATGTTGGTAAATCTTTAGGTGAAGAAGCTACTCAAAAAGAGCAAGACTTAGCTCAAATGCTAAGAACTAAAGAAAATGCTAATTTGCAAACTGGTTTAAATCAACTTTATGGCACTCCTGAATTTGCTCAACAAGGCCCAACGCCTGAAGGTGGCAATATTCCTGTACAAGCAGCAACTAAACCTGACCAAAGACTTGCTTTGGCTACATTACTTGCTCCTGAAGGTGGCGCAGCTTCTAAAGCTATTGCAAGCAAAGTTGCAGAACTTGAATTTGCTCCTCCTAAACAGCATGTAGTTGCTCCTGGTGGTGCATTAGTAGATGAAAAAACTGGCAAAGTTATTTATCAAGCTCCTTATCGACCATTAGTAGGTGATGGTGGTATGGGTGGTGGCGAAGGTCATTACAACAAAAAAGGCGATTGGATTGCGCCTGGCGGTGCGTATATTGGCAAAACTGAAGTATCTAAAGACCGAGATATTATTCGTACAGCTAATGAATTGCGTCAAGGATTGGCAGAAATTAAGCCTGAAGATGTACAAAAAACTGCTACTGTCTTTGGTGATGTTTCTCAAGGTGGCGTAAAAGGTTATTTGGCTAAACAATTTGGAAGTGAAGCTGTTTCAGCACAAGCTAAAGTAAATGCTTCTGCTGTTATGCAAACACTTCAAAACTTGCCACCTGGTCCTGCTTCCGATAAAGATATTGCACAAGCTAAAAGTTCATTCCCTGGTTACGGAAACGCTAAAGATTTGCAAGAATGGATTACTAATACTAATTCAATGCTTGAGCGCAAAATTAATAACGCTAATCAAAAGTACGGTAGCGAAAGTTGGTATGGTGCTGCTCCTGTTACGACTAAAAAGCAAGTTTCTGCTGATGACCAAGAAGCATTAGATTGGGCAAATTCTAATCCTAGTGACCCAAGAGCAAAGCAAATTAAACAGCGTTTAGGAGTTTAATAATGCCTTTCAATCCTGACCAGTATTTAGCAAAAAAGGGTGGATTTAACCCTGATGCTTATTTGGGTGGTAGTGCTACACCTAAATCGTCTACGCCTGAACAAGGTAATATGTTTACGCAATCTGCGGAGGATATTCAATACGACCCTGTAAGTGGTGTTCCTTTAAATACTTCATCTTATGGTTCTGCTCCTACTGGTGGCACAGAATATGCTCGTAAAGCCCTTACAACTGCTGCTGCTTTGCCTATTAATGTGGCAACTGGCGTAGCTAAAAATGTAGGTGGATTAGCTCAGACTTTTAACCGTTATTTAGGTGGTGAATCCTCTAAAGGTAATTTATCCATTCCTGAAGAAGGCTTAAATGCTTTAAATCAAATAGAAGCTGGTACTCAGCAACAATCAGGTTCTCCTAACTTGCTTAAAGGTGCAAGCATGGTAGGTCAAGCTGCTCCTTGGTTTGCTACAGGTGGTGCTATTGGTGCTATTCCTAGTTATGTAAATGCAGCTAAAAACATTGGTACAGGCGTAGCAATGGGTGGAGCTTCAGCTTTAGCTACAC